GAACGTGGTTATAGGATTTGTCCTACTAGCATATTCCTAGACTACAAGTCGCAGCACAACTTGAAGAAAACTCAATTCGATATGATGGTCAGTAAGTTTGAGCATAAGTACGAGAGCTACAGGGACATTGCGAAAGAGTACCGTGGGGACGTGTTCAACGAAGAGGACTACCCGCCAGTACACGAAGTGATGTGTAAGTTTGCGTGGAACTTTGTTGTGGCACCCGTGCCTGAGTCAGGACACTTGTGCATCGACCTGCCAGCGCAGGAGATGGAAGAACTCAAAGCATCGTGCGACGCAGAGGTAGAGCGTAAGATAGCCGAGGCAGCTAAGGAAAATGAGAAGCGGCTACTAAAAGAACTGCAAGGCATAAGTGCGAAGTGTACGGACACTGGCAACGACGAGGACGACGACAAGAAGCGGTGGCATGACACGTTCGTGACCAACCCTTTGCAACTGTGCCGGATGCTTAAGCACATGAACTTAACTAATGACCCCAAGGTAGAGGAGGCACGTCAACGCCTTGAGGATATTATGGTAGGTAAAACGAAAGATATGTTCAAAGATTCCCCGACTGTCCGTAAGGAAGTAAAGGAAGAAGTGGACTCAATTATTAACTCATATGATTGGTAAGGAGAACGCAAATGAAAGCAGTATATTCGAGCAGCAGATACACTGTTAATAATATTCTGGAAGCAATAAAGAGAGGAAACATTAGGTACTACACTAATATGCCCCGGAATGTTTTTAGGGCGCAACAAATAGCTGGGCCAGAACCCGAACCTACAGTATCGCTGGGTAATAGGAATAAGATTGGACTAGGCGTGTCGTTTTTGTCTGATGTAGCACCCCGCTACCCCAACTGCAGTTTTGTGACGACTACCTTCAATATGTATAGCTTCGATAGCGGAGATATAGTTGACTTAAAGGGTATATATGTTTTCGCTGGGGATGAGCCTTTGGGGTTCATAGAGTTCGCAGATAAAAAGCTTGCGTTTTACAACGATAGAATAAGTGCCGATGTGAAGCGAGGGGACAGGAAGATAACCAGCAAGCTTAATACCGCGAAAGCAATCTTTGCTAAATACTTCTATGGTATGACTCCGCTTGAGCATATGAAAGCTATTGCGGTCGATGTCGCTTATGAGGTTGACAACGCGATACACAGTATGCGACACGACTGTACCAAGGCTGAGCATAAACTCTTGTCGTTCTTACGCAAGGAGGTCGAGCAGAACAATCAGCTAGTCATGACTTGCATTGAGACATTGGGCGAGGCAAGCCTGATTGATTCCTATCGTGCTACTAAAGAAGCTGCAACAGCAGCAGGTGTTCTTGGAAAGCTGATAAATGACCAGAAAGGTCACTACGTCATGCTCAAGGACGACGAGTACATCAGTTGGCGCAAGGGTAACTCTGATGTGTTGGATCAACCGAAACGACACAAGCGCGAAGAGATGCCAGAGAATATGCGTATGGCTTTGGGCCTGCTAAAGTTAGCAGAGGTTAATACCTTTGTGCATGAGGCAGGTTTCAAAGCGGCAGAAAATAAATTCTTTATACTTGATGAGGTGCAAATTGAATTCGATAACTGAGCCAAAAAGAATCAGAGGCAAAGGGGTCAAACCCGCTATGCTTCATGTCAACGTGCGTCTACCACAGTATGTGGTAGACCATTTCAAAGCTAGCCCTAAGTACACACAGGAAATGCGTAGGGTCTTGACTGAGTATGTAAATAACGAGGCCGCATCGCGGCCTCTGGAGGAGGACGATGGTGACAGGTGAATCGTTTTACATAGACCTAGACGGGGAGACGTGGCAGTATATGTTGGTGACTGACCCTCCCGCTGCGCTGTACTGGCAACCATCTAGCTACAAGTTAAAGCTTAGTGATATTCAAATAGCCACACAGTGTTCGCCCGCAGAACGCAAACGGCTTAAGCATGAAATACTAAAAGATATTCAGGAGAATGATTGTGAATAAAGAAGAAAAAATAGAAATACTAGCGGAAGAACTTATGGAAGGGTGGGAAGAAACCGCCAAACAAGTAGACAAGGCGCTGATGAGTATACCCGAGGATGCTAACTCCATATTGGTTTTCTCTGCGCTGACAGAAAGAGCCGCTATGGTAGCTATGTACTTCGATATGGACGAAAAAGAGTTTGGAAATTTCGCTAAGGCAGCGTACAGGTCTGCTGTTAAAAATATCCGCAAAGAAGAAGTCCATTAAAAACACAAGGTAAGGAATCCCTACGTTGTCTTTTCCCCCGCTTTTCCCCCGCTTTCGAGCGGGGGCTTTTCTATTTCCCCCCTTTACAAAGTCAAATCTTTAAGCTATTCTTGTTGAATGGCTCTCACCCCTGAAAAGAAAGTTAAGAATAAAGTTGTAGCTATATTAAAGAAGCATCAAGTCTACTACTTTTTTCCTGCTACATATGGCATGGGTCGTTCTGGCGTTCCCGATGTTGTATGCTGTCACCTCGGTACTTTTATCGGCATTGAATGCAAAGCCGGTAAGAACAAGGCTACCCCCCTCCAACTTAGAGAGCTTGCTGCTATTAGAACAGCAGGAGGCGCCACTTTTATTATCAACGAAGAGAACGTAGAAGTACTCGAAGAGTACCTAAAATCCAATGAACATACTCACCCTAGACTTTGAAACTTTTTACGCCAAAGATTTTAGTTTAAGTAAACTCACTACTGAAGAATATATACGCGACCCCCGCTTTGAAGTTGTTGGCGTCGCTGTAAAATGCGAGGGGCAAGAACTATCATCAAGTAGAGCTAAGGCGCCACTTTGGTTTTCCGGTAGCAAAAAACAGACTGCCAAATTTTTAGCCCAGTTTGATTGGGACAACTCCCTTGTAATTGCACATAACGCTATGTTCGACATGGCAATTCTTAACTGGCATTTCGGCATAAAGCCAAAGAAGATAGCTGATACGCTATCCATGGCGCGGGCTATCCATTCTATAGAAGTAGGTGGAAGCCTCGCCGCTTTGTCCGAATACTACGGGTTGGGCAAAAAGGGCACCGAAATACACAACGCGCTAGGTAAGAAGCGGTTGGACTTTACCACAGAAGAACTGAAAGCCTATGGCGGGTACTGTGTGCAAGATGTGGAGCTTACATATAAGCTGTTCAACAAGCTTAAAAAAGATTTCCCCCCGTTCGAACTCGCACTGATTGACCTGACAATCCGTATGTTCAGCGAGCCACAACTTTGCCTCGACCTAGATGTGCTCAATGCGCATCTTGAAGATATAGTAAGCAAGAAAGAAGCGCTGCTAGCCAAGGTTAAGCACGACAAGAAAAAGCTGACCAGCAACCCACAGTTTGCAGAATTATTGCGCGAATATGGTATCGAGCCTCCCACTAAAATAAGCCCTAGGACGGGCAAGGAGACCTATGCTTTCGCAAAAAGCGATGAAACCTTCAAAAAACTTCAAGAACACGAAAACCCAGAGGTTCAAGCTATTGTAGCTGCTAGGCTAGGGGTAAGGTCTACTATTGAGGAGACCAGAACTCAACGGTTTATCGACATAGGCAACAGGGGTACACTCCCTATACCTTTGCGTTATTACGCGGCCCACACAGGGCGCTGGGGCGGTTACGACAAGATCAACATGCAGAACCTGCCCCGTGGTTCGCAGCTTAAGAAGGCAATGTGCGCTCCATCCGGGTATAAGTTTATTGACTGCGATTTGTCTCAGATTGAAGCACGTACTCTAGCATGGCTAGCTGAGGAAGATGACTTAGTGGAGGCGTTCGACAGAGGCGACGATGTGTACAAGATAATGGCGTCCGCTATCTACGATAAGCCGGAGGACGAGATAGACAAAGAAGAAAGATTTGTAGGTAAGACTACTATACTAGGTGCAGGCTACGGCATGGGCGCCGCTAAATTCCGAGCGCAATTAAAAAACTTCGGGGTTGAACTAGAGCAAGAAGAATGCGACCGCATCATAAAAGTATATCGAGACACGTACCCCAAGATACCAGCCTTATGGCGGGAAGCTGGCGATGCACTAGACAACATAATCGCTGACAAGAGCAGCTCTTTCGGGCGGGACGATATACTTAAGATAGACGGTACAAGCGGAATCCAACTGCCCAATGGCTTGTATGTGAAGTACCCAGAACTGCAAAAAGAAACTGACGAAGACGGTAAAACAGAATTAGTGTACAAGACCCGCAAGGGTAGGGCACTTATGGATACTAGGATATATGGAGGTAAAGTAATCGAGAACGTGTGTCAGGCACTGGCGCGCATCGTTATCGGTGAACAACTACTGCGTGTATCCAAGAAGTACAAGGTTGTTATGACTGTGCATGACGCCATAGGGTGTATTGTCCCAGAAGATGAAGTAGAACAAGGGATGCGCCTAGTTGAGGAAGTAATGAAGATAAGACCCAAGTGGGCGCCCGACCTGCCTCTCGATTGTGAAGGTGGGTATGGCGATTCTTATGGGGATTGCTGAAGCCCCAGCGGGCGGTGGGCAGGTTCAGACATGGCCGAAAACACCCGCAGTATGCGACACTGGCAAAAAACTCTCTGTCCAAGTATAGCCATGCTATCTTGGATGGCGTTCTCTTTCCCCGGTGTGCGTATACCGGCTAGCCCACGCTACGGGCCTTTTAACTAGGAGATAAATATGTACGGCAAAGACCCAGTAATGGTAGACCTTGATCGGTACCTGACGACGCTAGAGGAAGACTACGTAGACCCGTACGAATTAAAGCGGGAACGAGACGAATATCTAGCAGACCAAGAAGACCCGCTAGATGACGACTAAGGAATAGATTATGAAACAGCAAAAAGTTAGAGGTGTACCCCAGTGGGGAAAGTTTAAAGACGCAGTAAGTGCACTGCGCAGCCAAGCACATCACCTTAGCTTTACAAACAACGAAGAGTCAGCTTTTTTTGTAGCCATGATTGCAGAAGGTATAGAGAAGTCTCCTAAGTTTTTTGTTCCTAATGTTAGCGGAGTATTTCGTAAAAGAGATTTAGTCCCTACGTATGACGGGGAAAAGTATATACCTTATAAGCTTCCTTACCCAAAGATGGCTTTGCTACAAACTACAACAATAGTAGATACGCGCCCAGAGTCGCCAAACAGAAATATACCTATGGAGTCGCATAAGGTATCTTTTTTAATGCAAGACCAAGAATCCAAGGACAGCCGCCCAGACATCCTGTGCACTACGGTTGTTTATGACCCTACAGGCCGGAAATGGGTTAGCGTCCCTGTTTTTGCTAGGTTTTGTTTTGAAACTGACACCTCAGAAGTACCCCCCGACGCGTTTTCTTACTGTTATACAATAGAGCTAAATGCGGACAAGTTTACTTCCCATGCTATCGAAGTTTTATTAGGGGATGAATATTTTAAAGGAGACCCCGTTGCGGTTGAAAAAGATTTAATACAAGATTTTAAGCCTGACTTCCTGTCTACAGCCGCTTTTTGCAAACTTCTAGAAGTAACAGACTGTAAACAAATACCTATAGATGTCCCTGCTAAACTAGCTAAGAAGCACGCTAGAAATAATAAAGATGCTAACTACAGCTACAAGGTGCTATCCATAGGTGGAGAAATTTGGGATAGCTCTTATGTCCATGGAATTAGTGGAGGAGGCAGTGGTAAACGAAGCCATATGCGGCGTGGGCATATACGCACATACCAAAGCGGGAAAAAAGTTTGGGTAAACTCTACATTCGTAAACGGTAGCAAAGAAGGTTTTGTTGAGAAAGACTACAACGTAAAAGCATAAACAGGAGATACAACTATGGAACAAGAAAAAAAGATGGTATATGCACACGTAGGGGGGCCAGTTAAAGCCCCCGAAAAAACCGCGCTAGAGAGACAAACAGGTGGTACGCACTATAAAAGTATGGCTATCCAGCCTGCCGAGTACGCAGAGAAAAACGGCTTGTCCCTGCTAGAAGGTAATGTAGTGAAATACATAACTAGGTGGAAGCTGAAAGGCCAACCGCTAGCTGATTTAGAAAAGGCCAAGCACTGTATTGACCTACTTATTGAGATACACAACGTCAAATGAAAATAACAGTAGAGCTTAACGACTGCGACGCAGAAGAAGGTATGGAACTAATGCGCCGTGCTATAGAAACCGTCGATAAATTAGATAGCATAGCCGACGACTTAGAAGAACTTGTGGGTATGTTGGCTGAGTTAAAGGAGCTACATAAGGAGGACTAGTTTATGCTAACTTCACTAATGTGCGTAGCACTAGCAGTTTACTTCGAAGCGAGGGGTGAGCCGGACACTGGGCAGATTGCAGTTGCTCACGTAATACGAAACAGAATTGAAGACCCGCGCTATCCAGACAATGCGTGTGACGTGGTAAAGCAAGGGTACTACTGGAACGGCAACCCAACCCGCAACATGTGCCAGTTTAGTTTTTATTGTGATGGCAAGAGCGATAATCCTAAGAACAAACAGGCTTGGTTTAACGCGCTGTACATAGCAAAACTTAGTGGGTTTACTCCCGACATTACAGGGGGCGCGACCCATTACCATAGTACAAAAGTGTTTCCTGAATGGGCTTACGTGGGGCGTGTAACGGCTAGGATATACACACATATTTTCTATACAGGTGTGCAATAAGGATGAGAAAGAAAACAAGTACTTTACGCCCCGAAGATAGAGAGGCGCTACAAGAACGGGTTGCGCGTGATGTTGAAGCGTATTTAGCAAAAGGCGGGAAGATAACCCAGTGCCCCCCACGCGCATACAGCACTCCAGCGGTAGGTTACAGCAGTAGGTACAGCGATAGTGACACGCACAAGAACAAACACACAGCGGTTACATACAACGTCGAGCCAATTACTGACCCTATAAAGCGTATGCTTGGCGGGTTTATACCGAGGTTTAAGAGAGATGTATGAGTATAACTGCAAAATTGTTAACGTAGTGGACGGGGATACAGTCGATGTGGATATTGATCTTGGTTTCGATACTTGGCGCTGTAACGAGCGCATTCGTCTTTACGGAGTTGATACTCCAGAGTGCCGCACAAGAGATGCGGAGGAAAAAGCTGCCGGACTCTTGGCAAAGAAGTTTGTCGGAGAGACGCTCCACGTTGGGGAAACCTACAAAATAACGACCAAAGAAAAAGACAAGTACGGGCGGTACCTCGGGCTAATTAAAATCAGCGGGGACTTAACGATAAACGTTGCGCTGGTAACCGAGCGCCTAGCAGTACCCTACAAGGGGCAAAGCAAAGAAGAAATACAAGAAGCACATAAAGCTAACTACCAAGCACTGAAAGGAAAAGGTCTACTATGAAAACACCAAAAGAAGTAAACAAGCTAGAGAGGGAGGAAGGCGGTGGCAGAAAAGATATTTTCGGCGTTTTAGTATACGACAGTAACACCGAGGAAGGCTGTATAGAAATAGAAGCTGACTTTTTTGACGAGCATCCGATTATTCAATTAGATATACTGCAAGATTGGATTGAGGCTGCTACCGACCTCTATAACCACACCCTGTCAGAATTCCAAAGAAAACATTAAGGAAACAACCATGGCGGCTTGGTCTTACAGTAAAGTAAATTCTTTTAAGCAATGCCCTAAGAAGTATTACCACCTACACGTCAAAAAAGATGTTAAGGATACGGGCAGTGCCGCCACTGCGTACGGCAGCAAAGTACATAGCGCTGCTGAAAAATATATAAGGGATGGCAAGCCTTTACCCAAAGAATACAGGTTCATCAAAGGCACGCTTGACGCTCTTAATAACATAGAAGGAGAAAAGCACTGTGAGATTAGGCTAGGTGTAACTAAGGACGGTAATGAATTCGCGCCTAGTACTTTCTGGTCCTCCGATGTCT